TTAAGGTAACACATTTTTGCACCTAATAATCCGTGGTTTCTTCGTCGTCGTCTGACAAATCCCAGTCAACCCACTCAAAAGCACCATCGGCAACCGCGTCAATCTCTGCGTTTAGCTCTTTTTGAGCTTCGTTAATAAGCCCAGAGGCGGCGAACACATCCGATTTGTGCATTACAAAGTGGTGGGGGTGGTCGTAGTCCTGCACAATGAGCACATAGTTTTTAAAGTGTTCACCGAGAAGTCCGATAATTTGATCTGAGGGAGTCATAAAAGAAAGAGGGTCACTCCAAGCGAACTCAAAGTGACCCCTATACACATATAATACAACACAACACGTATTAATATAAAGGTATTAAGGTCTATGAGTGTTACTTTGTCAACTCATTAATTGACCTTAGTTAGATGATGTAGACGTTTTAAACTCTAAACTCTAAGACACTTATAGGTATACCTTAGTTGACCCTTGTCAAGCCTAAAATACAGATATAAGTCATTCTTATCGTCTTCGTCATCATTCGTCCATATTAGTCCCTAGTCAATTCGACACGCCCTTAGCGTATAAAACAGGTGTTCGTATACGACGTAGTCGTCTGACCGATTTTAAAGCCCTAAGAACACAAATAAACACCCAGAGCGACCCCTGAGTCTCACGACCAAACGTAAGCGCTTCTAGACCCCTTAGAACGCCCGTAAAAGGCATCTGTGAACTTAGCCATCTCCTCGTCTAACAGCTCTCGTTTCCTGTCAGTAATCTTGAGGTCAGCATCCTGTGCCATTTGCTCAACCCAGTAGTTGACAGCGATGCTAAGCGCGTCCAGTCTGTCGTCATGACTGATAGCACCCCTAGCGGAAGTGAGGCGACTCATTTGATAAAACAACTGGTAATGCAACTGGGTCTCTTGGGTGTACCCTTGGGCAGTTTCAAAATCGCTCTTTATAACCTTGGGGTCGATGATGAGCCTATGTTGGTTAATGATCGGTTCAAGGGTGTCGATGATTCGTTTCTCCTTCTGGGTACTATGTCTTACTTCGCCAATGGTACACGGGTGAATCTTAGAAAGGATAGGCTTAAATATCTCGCTAAACATCCCATCTCCAAAGTTACTTTCGACGACGATTTCGTTCACGCGGAACTTCTTGGCTTTTATTGCAAGACTCTTTAGAACGTCGTCATTATAGCCACCCTGCATACCCCCTGCGTCTATGACGTAGAGAAAACCATTAAGCATCTTAACGACAGCCCAAGCTGTTTCGTCTCGCCCTCGTCCTGAGGGGTCAATCGACATCACACACCCAGTGTACGCTATGTGGTCACCCACGAGCTTTAGAGGTCTATGGTATCTGTCGGTACTAAAGCCCACATTAGGCACACTACCATCCCACGCTAGGTCTGGACTGTGTGCCCATACGACCTTCTCTGGGGCTAGTTCGTTGTCAATGTCCATCACCACCAACTCAGAGAGCTTCAAGGGGTAACGGTCAGAGTCACTCTTACGCGTGTTAAGCATGAACTGCATAGCAAACCCAGAGCGACCATAGGACAGCTCCCGTTCATCTAGGTCGATGTCGGAGAACCTAACAGGCTCTGTAGACTTCCCACGTTTCTCTAGGTTTACACAAAGGGGTGATACGTTGTTGTTGTATTGTGTCTCGTTGTCGGACTGAGTAATGTATCTAGAGGGCCAAATTCGTGCTACGTAGTCGCGTGTAAGCAGTGTGTTGTATATGCTGTCCTCGGTCTGGGGTGTACCCAAGAATATCACCTTGGAACCATCTAGAGGCTTTAAAATAGCGTCGAACTCCTTTACTTGTTCTCCTAACTTCCAGCGCATCCCGTGTGTCGCTGAGTTAGAGGGGACTTCGATGTCGTCGGCTACGATTATATCGGCACGAGACCCAGTGAGCTGACTGGTTATCCCTAGTGATTTAACACTGGGGGCATGAGAGGCGGGGGCGGGTCCTACGTCAAAGGATATTTTACTAAATCGCTGAGAAGAATTAGGTATAAGATGCTTTAGAATAGGCATCTCGTGTATGAGCCTTAAAGTAAACGTACTGAAGTCGTCTGAGCGTGTCTTACTGGCTGATACCACAAGGATATTTTTGGAGGGGTCGAGTAACAACTGGTGCACCACGTAAGCAGAGCAAATCCAAGACTTACCAACACCACGAAATCCTTCAATGATGGCTCTTTTTGGTCCATGTTGCATGAAGTCGGCAATTTCATATTGTATTTCTGTGGGTTTAGGAAGGTTAAGGTGCTTCCAAGCGACAAACAGAAAGTTTCTGAAGTCCTTGAGTTGTTCTGGAATTTCCATTCTTACTTATTTCGAGATCTGTTTCTCTTTTTGGAAGAGATGCGAAGGTTAGACCTAGCATTGTTTGCTGGGTTGCGATCTACGTGATCAACGTCCTTGCCCTTCATAGCTGATGAACCCTTTTCACGCACAAGTAAACGCCTAGCTTTGTTTCGTCCTGCTCTGCGTTTTTTCTGCGTCTCACTGCTGTGATAAGAGTCATATTCTTTTCGATAATTACGATTCATTTACTTTAATGGGTTCTGAGTCATCGTCAAACGGTAGGCTGTTAACCAGCTCTAGCATTGGGGATTCATCGGTTGTTACTGCTTGTATTCCGTTGTCCTTAAGCATCTGCCTAGCGGCACTTAGGTCAGCCGCTGTGGCTTCCCCTGTTTTAATCCTTCGGATCATTTCATCAATTAAAATGTCCTGTAAGTTATGTAGTCTTTCTGCTGGTTCGCTCATTTGTCGTCTCTATTGTTATGAAAATCAAATAGTATTTTTACTTTTTCACCGAGGCTTTCGATGTTGTAGTGCATACGTGCAAGCACGATAACAAGGCTTACAAAGCCAACCGCTACAGGCCACAAAGCTCCTATCCATTCAATCATTTAGTATTAAAAATCTCCTTGTATATTTTGAGTCCTAAATAGCTCATAGTTAGTAGTCCGACGCATATAGCTACCGTAGTGTTAATGTGGTCTAGGGTTAAAGTTCCTATAATTCCACTGGTTGCTATAAAAGGAGGCACGTAAGGGCTTTCAGGTATCATTGGTTAAGAGGTTAAGAGGGTTAAGAGGTTAAGGTTGGAATATACTAGCAATGCACTGAATGTTCCAGTAAGACTGGTTAATATCCAGATTGTATCCATCATCAAACCCTAAAAGGTAAAGACCACTCGCACCTATTTTAAGTTTAACCTGTGATGTAGTCAGTTTTAGAACCATACCATGGTGATTTGATTCTAGATTAGCACCGCCTAGACTTATAATATCACCAGTGGTAAATCCATCCGCTGTGATAGGACTTATTCCATCAGTATTGACTCTTACGTATTTTAATTGAAAAGTAACAATGTCGGGTATCACACCTAGTCCATGAGTAAATAGAATGGGAGAGGAAGCAGTCGCCTCAGTACCTAGTGAAACAAAACCACTTCTAAAGACTTTGGCGGTTATATTGTCTACATACGCCTTGATACTTTCAGAACTAGCCAACGTGGTTGCCGACACGCCTGTAGTAAAGGTGTCATCATCTATAACTCCAGCGAGTTTGCTTGTTGCGATACTTCCAGCTAACTGGTTATTAGTAATACCACCTGCTAGTTTATCCTGTGTAATACTTCCAGCTAACTTTTCATTTGTGATACCACCTGCTAGTTTATCCTGTGTAATACTTCCAGCTAATTTAGCGTTAGTTACGCCTAGGTCTTTAACATTAATTGAGTTAGAGCTTGTAATTTCAAGCGTTGAAGTGTCAACAAAAGCGGCGTTAGAAGCACTTGCGGTTGTTACTACAACAACCTCTGCGCCGCTTGCTGGTGCTGTAGCAAACACAAGATTTGGGGTAGCTAAACTAATTGCATAAGAATCTGGAGCCTGAAGTAACCCGTTAATTGTTACACGATACGCCTCAGTTTCTGTAGTCTGTGGGGTAAAGGCTGTAATATTAAAAAGAGTATTTGATCCATCAATTAACCCGTTAGTTGCATCCGATACGAGCTTTTCGCTCGCAAAGTTTGATAGACTAGTGCCCACCTCGGCTCCCGCCTTTCTTACTGCGGCAAACTGAGAAGTACTAGAGTCTTCAGCTATCTCTTGAGCTACAAACAGACTCTGTTGGTATGCTGTATCTAAATCATTCTCCGTTAACCTAGAGCCGTTCTGAAAGTCAATCAGTTGGGTCGTAGTCGTCGAACGATACAGTCTAAGTTTAGAGTAAGAACCAAGAGGCGCAGAAGCTAAAGTAATCGTGTTATTGATTGCATCCCGTGGAGTAACCGCGTGAAGAGCTAGAGCAGTCCAGCTAGTCCCATTAAAACCGAGCGCATTAACATCGTCGATGACTAGGTATTTGAAGGGCACACTGTAAGTGGTGGCAGATAGGGCACTGCCAGAGTATTCATAATATGTTTGAGGCATTTTTAATTATTTTAGGGGGGTTATAGTTGTCTCCTGCGTTGGATAAGTGCGTCTACTTCTTCTTGAAGTTCTGGAAATTCTTTAAGCATCTTGCTTTTAGCAAACCTGCGGTATCTAGTAATAATCTTCTGCATCGCTCTTACGCGAGGCGGTTGAATACCTTTACCTAGGTCTACTGATGTTCCCTCTTCTAAGGTCTTGTAGTAAGGAGTTTTCATGAGGTCACTAAGAGCCTTGCGAAGTGATCTTCCGTTTAGTTCTACCTCGCTAGTAAGTTGCTGGTAGCGGTCGTAGGCTGTTTGACCTTCTTCGTTGCGAGATTGACGCATATCAAAGGCGTTCATTAGCTTAGCCTTAGGGACACTAAAGCCCTTGTTTAAACGAGCTATCTCTTGGTCGAGAGGATCATCACTTACGTTACGTATGTAGACTGGTGATATTACACCAAGACCATAAGGAGGGTTGTCGACTGTAATCGTTTCTCCAAGCGCGTTACGTTTAGGCATTAGCTCGTCGCTGTAGGGTGTCCTTTTGATTATGCGATCCCACATTGTTCTGGCTTCCTTAAGCTCACGAGTAGTCTCAATGTTCTTAATTTGTTGGAAATAGTTGGGAACAAATCCAGCGGCAATATCTCCACCAGCTTTAGTAGTTGATCCAATAGGGTCACTAAGAACCTGCAACATATTATCTATACCCTGCAAGAATGACTTGTTGGCAATGTTGTTGATGAATGAGAGCATCATAACGCCAGACAAATAGGACATAGTGTCTTCGTCGACGTCGTGATACTTGTATGCTTCAAACATATCTACATATAAACCAAGAACGGTAGACATAGGGTCGGCGCGTTGGTAGCTGTAATACTTGTCACCTACTTTAACTGAGTAAGGTTGCCAGCCACCCATTTGAAGAGCCTTTCGTCTGTCTGCGTCTTGTGGTCCTGCTCCAGTAAAGAACTCTTGGTTAGTGCCTAAGTAATACATTAGAGTAGATCCCATGCCTACAGCGGTAGTAAGCTGACCCATAGTTTGTGCTCTGATGGCTGGGTCTTTTGACATAAGTGCTGACTTATACTGAGTCTGTATGCCCATAAGGTGCTTACCAATAAAACGACCGCCGTCTCCAATAAGTGCACGAGGCGCAACACCGACTGGAGTACGATCAAGAGCAAACTTTAGGATATTTGTAGGGGTGCGGACAAAGGGCACAATGAATGAAATAAAGCTAGTTGCTGGGTTCATCTTTAGCTGGTTCAAGTGCTTAGCCATAACACCAAATACAGTCTTTTCATCTAAGTCATCTGTAAAGGTATTCTCTCTTGCAAACTTGAGCGCGGCGGCTCCCATAACTGTTCTAGACTCGCCCTTTTCGGCTATCTCGCGTGTCATTGCTTGTCCGTCTTTATTTACATACTTACCTTCTTTATATGCTTCATACTCTTTATTAGCGAGCACAGCATTAAACTCAGGTTCGTTCTGATCTTCTAACCGAGGTTTGATTTCAGAGTTGTAGAAGTTGATGTCCATATTCTCTTGATTGTATGCGCGTCCTTCGTTTTCCATGCTCTTAAACTTAGTCATTACGTAGTCCCGTAATTCTAAATCTTTAAAACCTTTCTTAACAGCTCCTTCATACGCCAACATCGTCTTCACATGATAACGATAATTGAGCTGTTTAAAGAACTCGTCTCCAGCAGATAACAACGATGATGGAACTCTAGAATACTTACCAAACAAATCAAACATTCCCGCCCTTAGTGTGCCTTGCGGTGTAAGATTAAGAGGCGTCATGTCATTTAAGTTAGACGAAGTAATTCTGTTTACGTCATACTTATTATCTTTAAATGCCGCGCTTCCTTGGGTAAGAATATTTCCTTCCTTAAAGGTTCTCATCATTAAACGATAAGACTCTCTCCAGTTGTCAAAGGCAAACGCCGCGCCAAAGGCGGCTCGGGCAAGTTCAAACTGTCCTGTAGCAACCGACCCAGCGGTAAGCTCCATAGCTCTTAAACCAAAGGTAAGACCATTACCAAAGATATTAACAGCTTGTGTGGTTGGTCCATACAGAAGTGAGTTTGTCCAATACTCTAGGATCATAGACATTCCTTTAGAACCGTGAATACCTTTAGCTACTTTTGTGGCAACTACAGGGTTAATACTCTTGTCGTTTACAAGGTGTTGGCTGTTGGTAGCGGTGGCTACTTCTTCGACAATTTGGTCAAATCGTTTTGCCGTTGTTTTACCTGCCAAATAACGAGATCTGGCTTCGTTAGTGGGCATCTGGGTAGCAACCTCTCGGTTGTTCATTCCTCCCTGATTAACAGCTTCGTGAACCTCTGGAAGAACACCCTTGAGAAGAGGACGACGTTGACGTAAAGTCTTAGACGCTTCTTTACCATACATAACCCAAAGGCGACTAACTTCATAAAGTCTATCCAGCTGTTCAAGAAACTCCACACGTTGCCCATCGGTGACATTTAACATGCCATCATTTTGAAACTTCACGGCTTGAGCTTGTAGGTCTACCGCCAAGGCATCCATAGTCATCTTGATAGCCGCTTGCTCATTTCTTAGCTGTTTAAAGGCGTCTGTGCCCTCACCCAAGCTACGCGCTAGGGCATTAAAGGTTTCAGCATTTCCACCAAGAGCGTCAACAAGGTCTTGAGTAGTTTGGGCTAAGTCCGAGTCTTTAGTAATGCTCTCTTTAGCTTCACCTAAGTGACGCACCAGTGTCCGCATTACGTGGAGGACACCAGCAGAGCTACTTGTGCTTTTAAGGATGTTCCTGAGTGCTTCTTCGCCACCCCTAGGGTCATTCCTAAACTTATCAATTAGCTTGTCAGTTGCTCCTTCGCCAAAGAACTCATCGTATTCCTTATCGTTAAGATCTAATTTTTCTCGAACTGCTTCGTGCTTAGCTCTCCGTGCTTCCGAAAGCATACGAGCTTCTTCTAAGAGTAACGCTCTGTCGTCTGGGCTTAGGTTTTTAACCTCTTCCCGTGTGAGATTCATCTTTTGAAGGGCTTGATCCTCTACCTTCGCTTGCACATTCGCTAAACTTGGGTGGGTTTCCTTTGCGTTATCGAAAACCTCTCTTACGGTCTGTCTCTGAGATGTGGAGCCTTCATTAAGAATCTGTTTGGTGTCACCCGCTTCTCTTCGTATTCTTGCGTTTGCACTTCCAACGCCCGTATCTGTTTTACCACTTACGAGCATTTCTTCAGTAACTATATTTCCGTCTGCGTCTTTAGTCTTGTAGGGACGTAGTCTATTTACTTCATCAAATACGCCAAGTCGAAAATCAACACCACCCTCTACTGCGTCTATAGCGCTTTGTGCGTAGTTTTTTCGACCAGTCTTCTCATAAAGAGGAAAACCAGACTTAAAACTTCTTACAAGTTGTTGCTTTTGTCCATCTACTTCTTCTAATCTTGTTCTTAGTGTATCCAGCTTTCTTAGAGCTTCTTTTCGGCTATTTAGTTCAGCCTTTGTAAATAATTTGTCATTTAGTTTAGCTTTTCGTAAATCTTCGTTTAGAAGGCGTCTGGCGGCGCGGTGACGCATACCCATCGTGATTGTCCTTCCGTCGTTTGTCTTCATCATGGTAAACGTGGCATCAAGAACCTTTGATGGTGATTTAACACCTTTACGAACCATTTTAAGATAACGAACATAAGCCGATTTCTTTTCCTTACGGAAGTCTTTAAGTTTTATTGCTAAGGCATTTTTTCCGACGGTGGCTGGTCTTTGCTTTGGTGTGTCCTCTGCTATTATCTCTGCAACTTTTTTTGCACCTACTTTGTTTAAAAGATTACGTCCGTTTTCTATGGTCTGCTTTCGTGTTTTAGCACCCGCACCGCCTAATACACGCCCAGTTTTTGATTCACTAAGTTCATAGATGTCGCCCTTCTTACGAACAAAGAAATTAAATTCTGGAAACTCTGGATAACTTACTGAGTTAGCTTTAACTGTTACCTTTTTTCCACCCTCAACAGAAATAGTAAAGTCTTGCTTCTTTGTGTTAACTTTGACTGGTGTTTTAGCAAGCTCTTTACGCTTTGCCTCAAACGCCCTTTCTTCCTCAGTAATCTTCTTTGCACCTTCTACTATGTCCTCTTGTTCAAAGCGGCTTGGTAGTTGGTCGAGATTAATAGCTTCTAGGTCTATTGCTTTTACTTTTCCTAGTTCAGAAAATTGAGCATCTTCATTAAGTGGGTCTTTAATTAGAACCTCACTAGCTGGGGTGACTTCTTCTAATCCAAAGTCTGGGTCGAGCTGTCGTGTGCTTATTCCCATTCCATACTCTTCTATTTTGCTAGGAGTATCACCAAAGAAACCATCATAGTCCTCAAAACCCTCATAGTCTGCGCGACCAGTGTCACCCATCTCAACAGCATCATTAGCATCAACTTTATCAAGTGAGGCATTAAACGATGCGTCATCAGCCTTGTCATTTAGCTGTAGTTCATCGACGCGATTAAAGTTACCTGTTTGATACGCACCACTTAATATGTCTTTTTCTTGAGCACGAGCTACTGATAAACTACTACGAACTATAGTTCCAAAGTCACCAGAAAGGTTTTCTTTAACACCGAGCATCTGTCCTATCCAGTGTAGCATCTGAGCTAACATCCCACGTTGAGCGGGGTTTATTCCGCCTTCTAGCTCTCTAAAGAACTTAGGGTTACTGATCGTCTCTACGACAAACTCATGTAAATTAGTTAGCCCGTAGCGGTTACGACTGTCTCCTGCACGAGAAGCTATATCTGTAAATAGCTTGTCGATGTCGACGTCTGCTACGTTTTTATACCCAGTATTACCCATTACAGCCTTTAGGTATGTAGAAGCGATACCTCTAAAGGACTCCTCTACATTTTTGTTTTTAGCTATTTCTTCAATGCGTTTTAGTTGTTCAAAAAAGACATCCTTGTTAGATGCCCCTTCGCCTAATGCAACTTTAACTTGGTTAAGCTGAAATACGTCCTCTAGTTTAACGGCGGTTACCGCGTGAAGTGTTTCGTGTAAAAATGTAGTTTCAGAGTCTTTCTTTGCTTCTAGGAATTTTTTTCTACTTCCGCTTACTCTTATGCCCGCTGATCCGTCATCAAATTGATAGAACCGACCAAGAGCATCAAAGTCTTTCCCACCAGCTCCGAAGAACCCTGTATTTTTAAGGGTCTCAGCATTATCTTTTAGTAACTGCTCTAGTAGAGGGCGGTATGCGCTGTCCTGTCCTGCTTCTGTTTTAAGCCAACCCTCGGTAAAGTCATAAGCAGAAAGGTTTCCACCCTCACCTGAAAGAGCGCGTTGGCTTGCTGTTTCCTGTACATAACGATCAAAAGACTTATCGTCAGTTGCTCTAAAGATACCAGACCCAGCATTAGCCTTATCCAAGCCTTTTAAAATAGTGTCATACATCGCCCGTAAAGCCGTCTCTGGGTCTTCGGATAGTTTAGCCCTGCGTGCTTCCTTCATGGCTTTAATACCACTTCTAAAGACACCACCGAAGCCGCGCATACCTGCCTCAATAAACAGCCCTTCTATGGCATTTTTAAAGCGTCCCTCTGCCTCGTTGTCGTCGTCTTCTGCGGCAAGATACTCACTCACAGGCGTATCAAGGAAGTTAAATTCTTCCATGAGGTTACTTAGTCGTGCTTCTTGTCCGTCAAACATCAAGAAGTCAGCCGCCGCACCTGCGCCTATGTCAGCCGCGCGTTTACGACGTTTAGCCATTTTAGCAAATCTCTTAGATTTAGCACCAGCAGACGCTAGGCGTGCTACTTGTCCTGCCTTACCTAATTGTCCTGCAATGGGAATGAAACCAGTCATGAACTGCACAGCACCTTCAGCAAAACCACCTACCATCGTTTCGGAACGCCCTAGTAGTCTTTCATCGTAATCAGGAAGAATATCCCCCGTGGCGTAGTCTGCAAAATTATATATACCCTGTATGCCACCTTCTAGACCACGAGGAATAGCTTTAGCTAAATCGACTGCCCAAGGTGTTTTCTTTTCTTCTTCAACTCCACTCTGGCGTGCGCCACGTTGAGCCGCTTGTATTGCTTTATCAAATGCTGACATATTTATTTATGCTAATTGTTGGTTAGAGTTTTGAATTGGGTTATTGGATGCTAGGGTTGCGATTGAACCGAGGATTGGCTCTAATTGTTCATCTGGAATGTTACTTAGTTCTTTCCTAAGATTGTTTCTTTGATTTCTTTTTTGTAAAGGCGTCATTGAGTCATTTATCTTAGGGGTTTTTAGTTGAAGTATCTTATATAGCTCTTCTTGAGTGTCACGATAGTGATCGGCTATAGAATCGTTAGTCATAAAGTGAACTAAAGCCTTAAATGCGCCCTTTATATGATATTGATCAAAGGGAGCAGGTTGCCCTTCACCTAGCATGGTTCCAGTCTTCTCAGCGTAATAACGAGCGACCTCTGCCATGCGCGCTTCGCTCTCAACCTCTGACTGTAGATATTTTAAAAAGTCTTCCTTAGGAGCTGTATAATCAAGAGGTCGCCTTATTTGGTTGGTATAAGGGTTTGTCTTTAATCCCTTCCTATTCTTTACATTATATTGCAGTGAATGGATTAATTCGTGGGCGATGATCTGCTCCATTTTTTTATAATTTAATGAAGGGGATATGGTTATATGACCTGTCTTGGTTTTAAAGTCACCCGTATAGTAACCTAGTTTTCCTGATGATTGATCCTCCTCGCTCATATCAAAAGATAGAGTAACATTTTGGTTTAATAACTGAAGTAATTTAGGGTCTCTGTTTACCATCTGTTCAAACTTGCGATCAAAAGCCGCCCCTATGCCTTCCTTGCCACCTTTATGATTTACATTGTTTTCATAATATTGTCTCATGAAATCTTTAAATGTAGTCTGAAAAGTGTTTTCGTCTTTATCCGTAGAGGTTTTAGCGAGCGAGGAGTAGTTTTCTTGAATTTTAAACTGAGCACCTTCGCCGCTTAAGTCATTTAAATCACCCATTCCTATAACTGTATCAGCACTAACTGATGAGTCTAGTTGAACATTACTTTTTTTTTCGTCGTCGTCTGTAGGATCGTCGTCGTTGTCGACCGTATTGTCCTCTGTAAAGTAACCAAGGGTTTTAAGGTAAGCCTTCTGAGCTTCAAGAACACTTTCTGGAGTCACTCCTAGCTTTTCAGCTATGTCTTTGAAGGCAAACGCCGCGCCAGACTCAATAGCTTCTATAGTTTTGTTAATATCCCCATCAAGAGCGATAGGAAACTTATCTATATCTTCAGCATAAAGATTGTCTTCAATAAGTATCATACCAAGATAAGTATCAGAGCTTTCCCTAGATTGCATGGGCACACCGCCTCCTGCACCTATTGGTGATACGTCTGGGTATGACATGGTGTAACCACCACTTACAACACCTGTTAAGAACGCTTCTTCACTAATTCCTCGTAGTTTAATAAGAGTAAGCATGTCCTTATAACCTTGCTGTTCGCCGTTAGCCAACGCCGCATATATAGATTCGTCGCCAACTTTTGATCTACTGTTAATAAACTCAAGAACTCTTTGGTGCTGTTCTCTTTGATTGTCCTCGTCTTTAAATACACGGGCTTGAACTAGCTTGTTAAAGTTTTCACCAATTTGAACATAATCTGAACTTACAAACCACCAGTCATTTATATTTATCGAAACACTGCCATCAGACTTTACGTCGTAAAGTTTTTTAATATCATTACCTAACCGTGTATCTTTAACTTGCTCAAAGTATTGTTCTGCGGATGGAGAGTCTTGGATTCTAAGTTTTCTATATTGTTCAATTTGTTTAGGAGAAGCACCAAAAGACTTTAGGTCTGAAACTTTTTGATCGGTTTCTTTCTTGGGCTTTTCTTGAGATATAAGACTACGTGCGCGGTTTATTACGTAGTCTTGTGTCTGATCATAAACTCTTTGTTTTGCCTCAAGACCTGCGGCTGTACGCTCTTCATCTGTCTCATACTCTGGTGAAGAAAATATGTTTATTAACTCAGCGTTTAGTGTAGTCCTATACACATCAATTGCCTCGCCAGATAACTTGTTGAACGACGGCGTAGGAGCAACGCCCGTATCGTCAGCAGAGCGCGGTAATAAAAGATTCATATCTTCTATGCTAAACTCACCTTGCTGTAGAAATGATTGAATTTCGACAGTACTTATTGACTTTCTATCGCTTGTGTCATCAAGGAACTCTTCTACTGCTTCTTTTGCGAATTCTTCTGCGCTAAAGAGTGGATCACTGAGCGCCTCTTCTTGGAATTTAGTTGCCATCTGCCAAACCTCAGCCTCTTTAATAGCATCCTTTGCTTCATTCCACTTCACTAACGCTTCTGCGCGGGCTTTCGGTGTTTTTGCGGTAGCGTAGGCGCGTAAGTGCTCTGCATGAAACGCCTTAGCCTCTGCCGTTATTTGCTGGGGTTTAAATCTAAGTGCGCCCGCAAGTTTTACTCTTAATTGAATTTCTTTTTCACGTGCGTCAGCAGTCTCAAAAATATCCTTATTAGCTACTTCTAGACCACCATCATACGCGTATTCCAGAAGCTCTGCAGCTTCATCTAGAGTCTCACTTGTGCCTTCTGCTATAAGTGTTTCAATTCTGGAATTAACAGAAGCAACAGTAATAGCATTAGCATCTGCATTACTCCCAGTAGAAGCCTTGGCGTCCGCGTGAATCGCATTTAACGTAAGTTCGACGCCGTCGACGTTACCCTGCATATCCTCCAGTGCTTTTACGCCGTTTGAGATACTTTGACCTTTAATGTATTCTAAAGCCTGTGCTTCATAGGCGTCGTGTAGCTCTACTTTTAGTTTAGCCGCTTTGCCGATAGAAAGTAAGCCGTGCGCTTCTTCGGTGAAGGGGCTTGCATTAAAACGCTCACCAACTTCTCTGTAGTAGGCGTCGACTGTCGCTTCTACATCTTCATCAAAATCTATAATACTTGGGTAGTCGTTTAGTTTGTTTCTAAAATCTCTAGATATATCTTTAAGCTCAAGCGGTACAACTTCGTTGTGGTAACGCTCTACAATCTTTTGTTGATGTGCTTTAGTGTATCCAAACAGACTAGCTGTATCAGCAACGTCACCAGCAATGATCTTTTGATATGCTTCCTTAAACTCACCCTCGTCCATTTGTGCGACCTTTATGGCGGCATCTTTTTGACGGGCTTTAACAGCCGAATCATAAACATCTGGAAGTTTATTTAAGCCTTCAGCAAACTGTAGAGCCGCATTCGTCTTTTCGTATGGACCAGTGTTTACTTGAAAGTTACCAGCTCTGGCTACATCAGTTGATACTGCTTCCTGCCCTGAGCCTAGCTCGCCATATTTAGGGGTTCGGTTTTTAATAAGTTCTTCTAGTGGGTTTTTAGCCATTATTAAAGGGAGGTTGGTGCTGAGAAAGGTGTGTAACTTGTTTGAGGTGTTGAGAAAGGACTAGAGGATTGAAAGCTAGCGCCCCCACCACCACCCGCGGGAGGCTTTTTAGCTCCAGTGATGCCAGCGTCTTTAAGACCTGCACTCATGGAAATCCCTGTTTGAGCACCACTAAGTATAGCTCCAAAATAATCTGGTTGAGCTATAGGTTGATTGATGCGTAATAGGTTAGCCTTACTTTGCTGTGTAGAGTTTTCAAGCCCTATAGCGGTGTTGATGTTGGCTAGTTGTTGGTTACGCAAAACTGAGTAGCTGTAATTTGCTTCTTCGCGTGACGTAGAATCTAGGATGTCCGTAAGAAGCTGACCAGTAATACCTGCCGATGCCCCTGCGGCTTTAGAGGTTGCTCTAGCTTCCTTAGCTTTAAGAGCGTTGACCTGTAATTTTTGACTCATTGCGATCTGCTCAAAGCGTTGCTTAGTTCGCATTGAAGACATCTCAGCAAGCTGGCGTTGTCTCTCACGTATTGAGGCGTTTTCTTGAGCTTCCTCCTGCGCGTCTGCCGCTTGTTGTTGCCCATAAATAGTGCTCGCGGCACTAAGAACAGCGATTGTTGTTGCTACCCAGCTCATTTTATTAGTTAGTTCCTTTTGTTAGTAAGTTAAGTTCGTCAACGGTCAAAGCAGGGTCGTTAAATCCTTTTGCCATTACGTCTTCTTCTATCTTGTTTAAATCTGTTTCGTGAGTGTGTTGAACCGTTATCCAAGTGGTTTCTGCGTGTGTGTATATAACTCTTTTTGTTCCTGCTTTCGTCATCCCGTAGTGTGGTTTATCAATGCGAACGACGCCGTCTTCGGTAAGAATAGAGACATCTCCTGACATAATGAAATAAGGATGATCCTGTTTATGTATTTTACCAACGAGTATCTGATTGGCGGGCATTACAATCTTGCGGACATACATGCCCTCAGCAAATGAGTGCTCTAATGGATTAATCTTCTCAATCTCATCAGGGTCAACAAGGGCATTTTCGAGTGTCCTTATATCGTTTTCAAAAGATACTACTTTATTATTGAAGTCGTCGACGTTGACGGGAATAGGTTGCTCTACTTGTGACTGGTCTGCCGTAATAACAAACTCATAAAAGGACTCACCCATAAACTCAGTAGTATTTACAAACTTAGCTCCGCAAAACTTTAACCACTTTAATGCGCTTTTATTTTCCTTGTGAACATAGTTAAAGACACAGTCATACGTTTGTGCAAAAAGCTGTGTGTAGTGACGTGATGCCTTAATAAAGTTATAAGAGTTATCAAGAAGTCCATCTGTGCCTAGCAACCAAATGTAAGCCATACCCTCAATCTGTCCTGCACCAAACATTGCAAAGGGGACGTCGTCCTTGTCTACTGCGGTAAGAGTTACAGCGTCACTTTTAAGGGCAACCTGTAAGGCTTCCTTTGGTTGATAGCCCATACAGGCAACCTCCATCTGATCCTCACGACGCATAAAAGGATAGATGTCTTCGATGTGATCTTCGGTAGCTTTTACTACCTTACAATCACCGTGAACACTGACAATCTCATTAGCCATATCTGTTTGATCGGCTGTGAAGAAAGCTCTCAAATTCTGCCGACTGTAAATTACTTGGCAAGGCACTATCATTCTCAAGTGTAATGGTGGTATCCTCTGCCTTAGTAAAGACTGGAAAACGAAAAGATCCACTTTCTAGCTCTAGTGCGCCTAACTGAGATGAGCCGACCACAGCGGTTGTAAACGTATTTACATAAGAGTCTCTAGATTTAGGCGTGACGGTAACTTTAAAGTAACTAGTTTTGTCGTAGTAGACCGAACCATTACGAATCATTAATTTAGCAGAGGCATTAGGGGACTTCCCCTGTCCCGCTGTTGCTTTGAATAACTGCTCACTAAAAGTGTATTTCATATTGTAGGGTATTCCTACAAATACATTGGTGTCTGTGGTTACCGCTTGTGAAAGAGTCACAATATTGCCTACGTTAGTGGAGTGTAGTAAGTGTCCGTCTGTTGTATAGACCTCTACTGAGTTGTCCGCTGGGGCGTAAGGAAGAGTGATACGGTCGACAAAGTCTCCGTCTGCTATATTTATGTCCTTTACTTCAATTATATGTCCTGTATGCGCGTTAGCGTCAGTCGTACGAAACCACGCCAGTCTCGCAGGTGCGGCTTCGGTGGGCGACATAGGTTGATAATAAAAGGTGTTTATCCCTAAAGTTATTGCGTGCTCAAATAAAATATTATTACTTGAGTCTTTTATAAGTAGCTTATTTCCAGTTAGACTTTCTCTTAAAGCTACAACATTAAATGAGCCAGTAATTTTACCTTTTGTCATTGTAATATCTTTAAAAGCGATGTCGCCCGATAAATTCACCGCGGAAAATGCAGACCCATCAGGCGTAACACCTGTAACAGCTTGGTTCCATCCTGTAGTCGTCGCATCTGCGAAGGGAGTTTTAACTGCCGATATCGTTGTTGCTAGGCGTGTATCAAGGTGAGTAACGTAGCCTAAACTTGTAGGGCTTACACTGGCGGCTATAAAGGGCGCATTGGTGTCCTCTAGTCCTGATTCTATGGGCATCTTAACGAGGTTAGTTTCTCCGTTGTTAGTAATTACCAAGAAAAGACTAGAATCTATAAATTCCATGCCGTGGACGTCACCCGTAAACGTAAACTTTGACCAAGCACTAATAACCTTCTGATCATTACTCCAAAAGTAGTTATAGATATACAGAGAACTTCGGTCATTAGCACTAAGCAGTGCAATGGTGTTTTCAGTTGTTGTCCCCTTCATTGCTATAATTTTATTAGGGATATACGCGGGAACGTGCTCTGTAATCTCTACAGCGTCGTAGGTCTCAGTATTACCTTTTACGGATAATTCTCTCATACCAGTGAAAGCACCGCGAGTAAAAGGAAAGTATAAGTAAGAACCTATAAGAATTGGTTTTGTATCTTCTTCTAAACTAAAATTAGTAGAGGAAGACACCGAAACAGTCTTAGGAGTAAACGTGTCTCCGCCCTTCATAATAAACTGCACGTTGTCTGCAAAAAGCATTAGGTTTTCTTGGAATACCACACCTGAAGAAAGTTTAGCAACTTTTGTGGTGCTTACCGTAACGTCAATGGGTGCTGTGTCTAGTAAAGCTGACACGGTGGTTTTATAAAAGTTAAAGAACTCACCAGTCTCAGAGAATACAACACTATCTTCAGTTATAAAACCAAGCCTGTTTTGAAAGAAAACGATGTCTTTAATTGTCTTACCTACAAATGAGGGGTCTGGGTTAGTTTCTTCGTCTCCAGCGGCTCTTTTTTTAAAATTTAAAGTGGTAACCTCAAGTTTGTTTAGGTCTACACTTCTAATGGTCATAGGCATGTCGGCGGCGTCAAAACCATCAGAGACGTCAGGAGCAACTGTTTCTTCCCACGCACCTTCACCAAAATCAACACCGCTGTTTGTTGTAAACTTCACCCAGTAGTTGTCTTGATCTAAATCAGCGTCTCCGACAATTTCTATTACAAAGTTATTAGGTGCTTTTACTGGTAGGTCTACAAGTGAATTAACGCGCTTGTAAACAGCCTTAATCCCTTCACCCCCTAAGCCGTCTGTTGTTTCTAGGGTAAAATCACCACCTGTTCTATTATGCTTAATAATAATAGTGTTTCCCTCTCTAGTAGGCGTAAGCGCGGGGTCCGCATCCGTAAAGATTGGATTAGCAGCATCAGTCCCAATCATAGGAATAGCGCCAGCAAAAGTGCTAGGCGCATATGTACCATTAAATATCGACGTAGCGATGTTGTCTGTAGCCGCGTCATTAGCGTTAGAGGACGTCCCTACCGTTGAAAAGTTATGGGTTACGCCAGTAGCGGTATCCCCTTGGACTGTAAGGACTACTAATCCGTTATAATCCCCACTAAAACTATCACCAGTTTCACTTTTGTCGTGACTTCCAAATTTACCTTTATCGGAAATGATAACTGATTCTACTTTTTTAGTTCCATTACCCGTACCGTCATCAACAAACACGGCGTTTATCACTGGGTTTGTAGTAAGATTTTTATAACTTCTAGGGCTTGTTGTTCCTAAGAGACCAAAATCTATAGAGACGTTTAACAAAGATGGTGTCGTCGGGGCGTAGCCTGACCCTTCATTATCAACGGTAACACTCCCTATTCTAAAGCGATGCCAACCACTACCGTGGTAGTAACCTTCAACAACAACAGTAAATGTTGCTTGATTGGCTGATACATCTCCAGCAATATTACCTCCAATAGTAACTTGATAATTTTTCTTGTAATCACCTTGAGCTACGTAAACAAACCCCTTCTTTTCCAAGGCTGGTGTTTTCGTTTGAGAGATACCAACACTAACATTCTTATTAACAATAAAGGTATTGTCTGATACAGTTAGAGCTTTAATGTCTTCTCTCGGATTAGTTGTAGTTAGATAATTGTTGGTAGAATAAGCCGAGTAATTGGGGGTGTTAGCATCAGCATCGGTTATAGAACACTTCTCACCAGTAACCATGTTCCAAGCCTCAAGAGTAGAACCACTGTGTATTACTACATACTTCTCTTCGTCATCACGATTGATAAAGTGAACGAAGCTGTTGTTGTCTATAGCCGTCGACAGTAACTTAGCAACGTGTCGCGTGTTTGGGCGTTTCTTTAAACCTTCTGCAACAGAGCTAAGCGCATTCTCTTGTGTCTCGCACTGACCAGCAAAGCGAGTTGCGTCAGGTTGCTGTGATACACCCTGTATAAGATTAGGTAAAGACGTATTAATTAATGGCATTATAGCAATTCGTAGTTACGGTTGATGCCTATTCTAGAGGCTACGTCGTAGTTGTCAAATATAGTGCGATCCGATCCGCTAGAATCCATTTCCTCAAGACGCGCTCTAGCCTGATACTCGTCTCTCGCTATAAGAGCTTCAAGCTCGCGAGAGCCTACCATACGTCCTTGAAACACACGAGAAGCTCTGAGTGTTATGTAACGTCTAGCTGTCTCGTGTAAGTCGTCCCAATCTAATAGAACCATAAGGACTACATTAAGGTCTTTTGTGAAAGTAGTTGTGTTGTTTTCTCGGTCATATAAACTTAATCCTCTCTGAACGACGTCGACGTGTTTATCTAAAGCATCTACGTGTAGTGTATTATCTGGTAAAGTAATCTTACCATCTAGGGGACTCAGTGTGTGTTTATTTGTGGTGTTAAAGTGCCACCCTTCTGACTGAACCTCACGACTGATTTCATCTAGTATTACTGAAGCCGTTGCCGCTGATATGGGCAATGAGGCGGTGCTACTTATGCTATTCACAGGTGATTCACCAATGTGACCCAGCATAGAGTTTACTGCTTCTAGTTTAGTCGTTAGGGTTGCCATAGTTTTTTAAATATAAAATTGCGTTGTTGAGTAGTTTGGAGTCGTCTTTAAGGAGACCGATTCCTTGATTACATGTTGCACATAGTAGACCTCTTACGTCACCCGTTGTGTGGCAGTGGTCTATGAAAAGCCTTTTATAGCTCTTATCTTTTGAAGGTGTTTTTGTGTAACATATAGCGCACTTTCCGTCCTGCTTTTTAAGCAGATCTTCGTATTCCTTGCGAGTTATGCCATAAGTCCTTTCAATCTGTTTTATAGACCGACAGGACTTACACTGGTTACGCACGGTTCCAGCGTCTCTGTTGTGAAAGTCAAAAGCCCCTAAAGGCTTCGTACGATTACAAGAAATACACTTCTTTTTAGTTTTCAGGGAAAAAAGCACCCCAAGGGGATAGACCCAAGGGGTGCTTGGTTAAGGATTAGTCTACAGTAACTGCAACTGAGCACTCTGGGCGAAGCACGCCGTGGCCCATCATATACTTAGCTACGAACAGTGTGCCTTGGCGTTCGATTTGATACTCGGACTCTGTTGCGAGGTCGAGTAGCTTAACCGTGCCAATAGCTTCTTTTGTTCCAGCAAGGATACCATAGGTTTCACTACCAGCACTGCCAGTAACAAGACCCGAGAAGTTGGACTCATAGCCATCTCCTGTAACACCTGCTACGTCATTCTTGACACCAGCAGAACCGTCAACGCCAGTCTGAGTTGTGACCGTCGCTGTGCGTTGGTCACCAAGTTCAGCAATGTCCTTGAGGTGGTTGCTCTTGATTAGACGGATACCAGCTACCATTGGGATAGACCCTGCGGCAACATTACCACCGCTACCGTAGTCAGAAGATACAGCGTGGTTGATGGCATTGTTGTCAGAAGTCAACAACTGGTAGTAGGTCTTTGGTGTGAGGATAGCGAAACGACCTTCACTTGGTGCGTCGTTGTCGTCGAGCGTAGTGGCGATGCCAAATAGCGCGTCGATGATTTCAGCAGTAGTGTCAAGGTCTGCACCAGTGATGCGAGTTCCTGCACTTTGACCACTAAGGTTAGCACTTGCACCAGTAGCGGCGAAGAGCGTCTTCATAGTTGCAATGTCGAAGCGTTTAGCAAGAGCCTTACCAAGTTCAGCCGCATAGATACTGCGGATGTCATAGTGGTTCTTTAGCTCGTCGACGTTGGCTAAGAAGGTAGAACTAACAAGCATATCATCAATGAAGATTTGCTTCTCAGTCTTAGCGATGTCAGAGAGGTAACTTGTTCCAGTTTCGACGATAGATTGACCAACCGTGTGGTAGGCACTATCGGCGACACCTGTGACGGGGAAACTTGCAGACTTACCCGAACCGATTGTACGGATAGTGTGAAGTTCCTTCATTACAGTTGACGTTTCAAAAGCAGTGAGAATCTCACCACTGAATACTTTGAGAAAGAGTGAATCCACTCCTGCTCCTGAGTTGTTTTGATCCAAACCTACGCGAGACGCAGGTGCGGCATCAGATGACATAAAAGCCATAATTATTCCTTTTGTTTAGGTTTTAAGTTTAGTTAGTTGTTGGTGTCTTCTAAGACTATTTCTGTCACAGTTATCCATCGCAATGGGCTGTGATTACTCTATGTCGTCGTCGACGGTAAAATTATTTCTTCTTTTTAGGAAAGCCCTTCTTCATATTAGAATAAGCTTTATCGCTAACCGTAGTCTTTTTCTTGCTACGGGAGATGCCGAGTGCACGGCGGCGGTTGATGTTTTTGTATAGGCTCATATTAACATTTCCATTTACGAAGGGCGAGAGCTTTACGGGTTGGTCTACCTTTGGAATCCTTCATAGGTCCCTTAACGCCACTCATACGGGCACAGAAGGACTTCCTTCGCTTCGCCGCCTTGGAGCCTTTCTTAGCTTTTCCCGTTACAGGACGCTTAAGATTTGATCCAGTCTTTTTGTTGTAGTAGTCTCTACCTTTTTGAGACAAGCCCCCAGATGGGTTCTTGTGCTCTTTACGCATAGAGACGCCCTTGCGTTTACTCATTTTCTAGTTCGTTGATGTAGTCTAGTATATTACCGATAGTATATCTCTCGGCTTCGTTAAAGTCGTGGTTGTTCAGTTGCTGGAGGATCGACGGCAGTTGACTCTCCCTTACCGTCACGCACCCACTCATCAATAACATCGCTATGATGAGAGTGCCTACGGTTTTTAATTTCCTTAACATATTCTTTACGGACGTCTAAAAAAAGCCTCCCCAATTTGGGAAAGGCTATTAGTAGTTGAACAATCGTTGTGATCACTTGTCTTTGGCTTTACCCACGTTAAAGGCTACCCAATCAATAAGCTTGTAGGCTTTCTTCGCCCACCCGTCGTCCGTTGGTGTTGGTGTTAAAGCCGCGATAGCACTAGCCGCCGCCACAATAGCAGTAGCAATAGCTAGGAGGTTGTCGGAGTTTCCGATAATGTAGTTGATTACGTTCATATTAGTGCTTGGTTAGATTACGTTAGATACTTGAAGTCTCTTTTCAACGGTTGCGCGGTAAGCGGGATCAGTTGAATACCGCTTGTCGCTCATCGCCTCAGTGACTTGAGCCGCAGAGTTAAAAGGTTTAACAGAGTCGCCGCTAGTGCTCCCTTGTGTAAGATTAGGTGCTTGACCACCACCACCGACAAAACGAGCATACATACCCTGAACAGCCATCTTAGCCTGTTCTAAAGAGCCGTTTGTGACAACGTCGTCGTAAGCATCAATGTCTGTATCGGTTAAATTTTCTTTAGCCCACTCCGTCATCGCTTCGTAGTTACCGCGACCACCTATTGTGTCTTGGACTTCTAACGCTTCGGACACGGAAATGGATTCTTGTCCAGCAATATACGCTTGAACAAATTCAGAGGGTATCCCTGCTTGCTCAAGCTCCTTAAACATCTTATCGGTAAGCTCTCCTTTTTCCGCATACTGCTCTTGAGCTTTTGAAATCGTGCTATTAAGAGGAGCTGTGTCGGTTTCAGAGGCTTCTTGAATGTCTTCTTCAGCCTCTCCACCCGCCTTAGATTGCTTTTTTTGCAACTCGGAATAAGCTTTTGCTAAATCCTCTGGGCTTTGAAACTTTTCATCAAGCCACTCTGGGCGGTCTCCGTTGTGTTCAAGGGGTTCTTGTTGCTCGGCTTTTTGTGCCTTAGCTTCCTCCTGCATTTGGTGCTCTTGTTCAAGAGATATTTGTTCATCTTCCGATGGCTCATTAATTGAGACTTGGTGTAGTTCTGCCATTGTATTTACTCGCTTCTAGTTTGTTCTTGTTGGGCTTGATCTGACACAGCCTTGATACCTGCGGGTCCAAGTTTCTCTGCCATCTGCATTTGTTGAGCCTGTTGTTGTTCTTGTTCCAACTGCTCATCTGTCTTTACTAATCCAACGGTTTTGATACCGAGAGATGTAGCACGACGTTTAAAGTATTCACCGACGTTGATATATTGAGCAACAGCCTGAGGACCTACAACTTGTCCTGCACCCGCTAGGAACATATCAAGTTTCTGTAGGTCGTGTCCGCGCCCAAGTGCTTCAACACCTGTAATAATAACTGGGTTGATTACGCCTTCTGGTAATTTAGGGAGGCTCTTCTTTTTGTTCATCACCGCCATCAGTCTGGTGACCATAGGCAACTGAAGTTCTGTTGCTAATAGTGAATAAAGACCACCAAGAGAGCTTTCAATTTCTAGAGATAACATACGTATCTCCTCCGCTGTAACTCTCTCTGCCTGTCTGACTACCCCAGAGGTTAACAGGAAGGCGTGACCGAGTCGGTCTTTAATACCATTCATTGTCTCCTGTGCTACTCTAAAGTCATTAAATTTGTTTAGTTGTAATACGCTTACATCCTGTGCGTTACCTTGAGTAATTGCGCCGTTTGGACTCTCAGCAAGCGCTTTGGGTCGTGTTGTGCCGTTAGGGTTTACTAAGAACAATACCTTAGCCGCCGCCGCAGAACCCTCAACAATAGCCCGTGTTAGGGACTCAAGACTCTGCACGTCACCTAGGTATTCTTCTACATAGGAGCGTCCGTAAGCCTCACCATCAATGCGAGAGAAACGAAGTGGTATATAGGGATTCTTGTCTAACTTATAGTGTCCTTCTGAGTTAGGAACGCGAACGCCATTGATGTCTTGAAACACATGCCACCCGTTTTCCTTGCGACATACTGCTGTATATAAATCGACGTCGTCGTCTGGGGAACCTTCGTAACCAACCATGTCCTTAATTTCTGGAGGTAGCGCTGAGTGAGATATGGTCTCCTTTGTGGCTATGTATAAAACATTGCCCATAGGGTCACGATCAACAACATAGCGGTCGATGTGAAAGACTCTCATGCCGCCTTCGTCTGGCATATACACAAGAGCATTACCACAGATGATAAGGTGCTTGAGAGCCTCGTGAAGTGAAGCCCTGTAGCTTTCACGACTGATCTCATCCATCACAGCGTCTTCAACTTGCTGTAGTGATGTTTCTATTGAGCTTACAAGTTCGTCAGGAGCACCTTCTTGCTTTAGCGCATAGGTGTCGACGTTTAAACGAAATAAAGGAGCGTTGGGGGGTAGAAGTGCCAACAGTAATTTAGAAGCGAGGTTGTTTACTCCTCTTGCCGCAACGCTCGCAAAGGGTGTTTCTAGTCGTGAGTGAGCACCAAAACCAACTTCTGGCATCACGTAAGGAAGGGTTAGCTTAGAACAAGAACGCGCACGATCTACATATTGGTAACGCTTCCCCTCCAATGAGGTGTATATTTGCTCTGCTGATTTGTTATGCATAAAATTATTCTTCTGGTTCTGGGAACACTACGTCTTCTGTGACTGTAGTTTGTTCAAGGTCATCGAGGTCATACTCATCAACATTCAACGCCCACAGCCCATCAACCGTAGGGACTGGCTTAGTCAACCATCTGGTTCCCTTGCCTTGAGTCCAGTAGGAGAAGTTGTTGTCTTTGCCTTCTTCGTCTGCTCGCTCAATGGCGGCTTCTTCGGTTGGGAATATAAGATACATTAGTAGATGTCGTATTGATTGTTAATGTTAGCTTCGATGGCTGGACGGTTAGCTGACTGGTCGGAGGTATATACAATTATTTCTTTTATGGGCTGGGTGTAAAAGTTAGAATTCCGAAAAGTAAATGAACAACCAATTCTAAATCTTCTTGTGTTTGTGATTGTTTGACTTGGGGCGTTCATAGAACTTGTGGTAACCGCAGTTTCACCATTCCTCGAAACAGAAGCGTTGGGGAAAGTACTAGCGAATGATAATAGAGTTTCGCTACTTGTTACACTTGTTTGTACAGCGTGTATGCCATTTACGCCAGAAGTGTTATCACCTCTAGCTTGAGTTTGGAAACGAGCGACGTCACCATAACCATTTAGATTCAGTATCCAACCCCCATAACCTGTGCTACCTGCGACGTTTGACCCACAAGAAAATGGGGTAGTTTGACTACCCGCTAAGTGTGGAGTTAATACAGTAAACAGAGAGAGTTGTGCTACGTTACATATATCGGAGTTAGTTGTCTCAAGGAAAGTCTCAGTCCCATCAAGGAAATCTATTCCTCCTGTTACCAAAGAACCAGCATTAACAATCTTAGGTTGACTTTCAGAAGCCACTTGCACGGCATCATGTCCGTGACCTGACTGGTCATACCAAGTCTCTACAAAGCCATCCACTGTGTTGTCATACGCAGGGATACCAGTGATGCTGTAGGCTTCACCGATGTTAGCTTCGATGGCTAGACGGTTGTCTGTTTGGTCGGAGTTGTAAACAATGAACTCCTGCATTTTTCCATCGTAAAACCTAGTCTGTGAAGCTGAAGAACCCAAAGAGCTATTTTGATTAATGCCGTTGGTTCCAGTGTTTAATGCACTAGAAACTGTTCCGTTTTTAGCCAATAAAGAAGATGAGCCATTGTATAGTGCAAATACTAAAGACCTGTCGGTTGTAACTGCTAATCCAGTGTCAGCAGAAGACGGACTAAGAATCCTGTAATCCGAACCATTTTGGTCTAATAAAGTCCTTGGACTACCACTAATACGGTCAAAAAATTCATTCGCATTAGCATTTGCTGTGTCCGACTGATGCACCATAAATAAGCTATTTGCTTGCGATAAATCAGCTCCGAAATCTATGGCAAATGAATCATCAGTTCCGTCGAAGTCCAACTCATTTAACAGAGTGCTAGCATTAACAATCTTAGGTTGCTCCGCAACAGCTGATTGAACTGCGTGGTTACCGTGCGCACCTCCTCCTGCGTCTACACTTTGGTCATACCAAGTCTTTACAAAGCCGTTAGATGTAGTCTCAACAAACTTTAAATCAGCTATGTAAACAATATCTCCCGTTGAACCAGTAGATGAACCATTGGGATTAGCACCAAGAGAACTAATGCCGAGTTGAACTCTTTGTAATC